TTAAAAATGTATATCCAGACCCATCAGAAGTATTTGATACTATTTTGACGAATGAAAAGATTTTAGAAAGAGCATCTTCTGTGACTGGTGCATATGATGATTTTATCAATGCTGCACAAGAATATGGTACTTCTAATGCCTGGTTGTATGCACAAGAACGTGCAGGAACTGCTAGGGAAGATAGAATTGAACTCAAAAGGAAACTCTACCGAGCAATTGCAAATGTCAACATTCTCGAAGGTATCAGGTTTTATGTCTCGTTCGCTTGCAGCTTTGCGTTTGGTGAACTCAAACTTATGGAAGGATCCGCTAAAATTATCTCTCTCATCGCAAGAGACGAAAATCAGCACCTTGTTATTACTCAAAACATCCTCAATAAGTGGAGTGAAGGGGATGATCCAGAAATGCAACAAATTGCTAAGGAAGAACAGGATTGGGTAATTTCTGCATTTAGAAATTGCGTAGATCAAGAAAAGGCATGGGCACAATATCTTTTTAAAGATGGTTCCATGATTGGTTTGAATGACAAACTACTCAACAATTATGTTGAGTGGATTGCTAATCGACGTATGAAATCTATCGGAATTAAACCTATATATGATATCCCTGCCAAGAATAACCCACTCCCCTGGACTGAACACTGGATCTCATCGAAAGGTTTACAGGTTGCTCCGCAGGAAACAGAAGTCGAATCTTATGTTGTTGGAGGGATTAAACAAGATGTTACCAAAGATTCTTTCGCAGGATTCAAATTATGACGAATGGTGTGAGCAGGAAATTATTAACGCGTATAGAGAAGCAGCAGAATGTGATGAGTTTTTATTTGGAGACTATGATTATTGTAAGGAATGGATGAAAAATACAGAGGGTCATTGACCCTCTTTTTTTATAAATACTTGTAAACTGTATAAGTATTATGTCTGGTCTTAATCATATTAGAGAAGCATATAGTAAAGTTTACGAGGGAAAATCCCCAAGTTTTGAAGTTAGAAAATCTTCCGGTGCTGGAGCACTGACTGCAGATGCTGCAAAGCAACTTGGGGATAAAGCAATTAAACTGCAAAAGGCAAAGGCAGCAGCAGTAGATCTGCCTAAAGTAAACAATGAAGAAGTTGAAGCATCTAAAGATAGAATGAGGACGATGTTGGATGAGGCAAAGAAAGAAAAAACTTTAAAGAATACAAATCCTTGCTGGAAAGGATATGAACCAGTAGGAACTAAGAAAAAAGGTGGTAGGACTGTTCCAAATTGTGTGCCCAAGGAAGAAGTTGAATTGATTGAGAAGGCACCTCCTGGGGCAAAATTTGAAAGAATGGTGAAGCATGTCAAGAAGGGATATTCCAAGGATGGTCTGACCGATAAAGAAAGAGCAATTGCTTATGCAACTGCTTGGAAGGAATATAATAAAAAAAAAGTAGATGAAGAGTATCTTTTAGAAAAAGCAAGAGGAACTAGACCCAAGAAAACAGTTCACGCATATGATGTTGATGAGACCTTGTTCTCCCACGGTAAGAAAGGCAAACCAAACGTTAAGGTTCACGTTAAGGATGCATCTGGGAAGAGAGTTAAGAGTTTAAGTAATCAAGAGTTCAATACTCATAAGTTGGAAAAGGGTCATTCTTATGACTTCGGTGAGTTCCAGAGTGCTAAGAAGTTTAAGGAAACTTCAAGTCCAAACAAGAAAGTAATTAAAGATATTAAGAGAAAGCAGGCAAGAGGACAAAACGTTCATCTCATTACTGCTCGTTCTAAGTTTGATAAACCAAGTGAATTCCAGGGACACCTTAAGAAGCACGGTGTTGATGTAGATAAGTCAAAGATTCACTATACTGGTGGAATGAAGGGTGGTGATGTTGGTGAGAAGAAAGTGAAGGTTGCTAATGCTGTTGCGAAGAAGAGTGGTGCCAAGAAGGTCCATATGTATGATGATGCTGCCAAAGTTCATAAGGCATTTGAAAAGGAAAAGAAGGAAGCACCTGCATCAAAGAAAATTAAAACTCATATGGTAGCACCAGATAAAAAGACTGGTGAATCTAAAGTACGTTCTTATCAAGCAACAAAGTGAAATTAAATTTCACCTTTGGCAAAAAGAAAACATCTATTAAGGACTATGCCATTATTGGTATGGTCCTTTTTTTATTAGTTGGATTTTTATCAAATAAGTTTGGTATTAGTGAGAAAGATGTTTGGAAATTAATTGACGTAATTCAAAAGGAATTAGTTGAAAGAGGATTAATTGATGGTAAGATTAATGATTTTATAATTAACACCCCAGAATTGCTGGATCAAAGAGTTGAACGTGATGTTGATTCTGCTATCAGAGCATATGAGAGACTAGAGCAAAGAGAACCCCCAAGAATGACCAACAAGACCATTCTAAAGAACTTAGAGTCTCCAAGGTTCACTGATACCCAAAGAATCATCGTAAAGGATGCTATCTACTATGAATGTCCTGGAGGAGTGATGGGCATCAGAGGAGTATGGGTTGACAAGGATCCAAATTGCAACTAAAATCACTCTGTTAGGGATAAAGGATAAATAAGGCTTAATTATTAAATGCTTTATGACCTATGAGAACCCTTGGACATATGAAGGAAAGGTTTTTGATTCACCTGACATATTGGATTACTTTGGGTTTGTTTATCGTATTGAATGTACTGAGACTTCCAGAATTTATTTGGGAAGAAAGTATTTTTGGTCTTTTAGAAAACCGAAGGGTAAGTCTAGAAAAGTTAAACAGGAAAGTGATTGGAAAAAGTATTATGGATCCTGTCCAGAATTGAAAGAAGATGTGAAGAAATATGGTAAGGATAAGTTTAAGAGATTTATACTGTCATTACATAAAACAATAGGAAAGACTAATTACGAAGAAACTAAACAACTGTTTTTAAACAATGTTTTGACTGAATCCCTTGACACTGGAGAACCCAAGTACTATAATAGCAATATCCTAGGAAGATACTTCAGGAAAGATTATTATGAATCAAGTTGAACTGAGAAACTTTTGTGCTAATGAAATCGATCGAAGAATTGACAGAATGCATGAGTTATGCTTGAATGGTAGGACTAAAGATGCAACTGCTTTATATCTTGAAATTCAAGAATGGATAGTTGATGATCAAATGAATGTAGTTTCTTTGGAATATATTTCCGATAGTCTTTAGAATTACTAAATAATCACTCATAATGATTTTTATAATGAGTCTTTGATTATGACTTAGAGCCCAGGAAGGTGCCCATCGAGAGATGTGGTGTACCCCCCTTCTATTGGGATGTAGAATTCAATTAAAATTAATGCAAACCTTCTTTACTGTAGCCGTTCCTTTTATGGCAATGGTTACAACCAATACGGCATCACTGCCTTTCTCTAGTTACAAACTTCAAGGTCCTCCACCTCCAGTTGAGAAACCTTATTCCATTATTAAAGAGTTTGAACATGAGAAGACAGCAATCCTAGAGGTTGCACCACCAAAGCCAAAAGAGAAAAGGCTTATTTGTAAAGGGTGTAATGATAATGAAAATGCTACTTTGGCATTTCTTCAAGATCATGGAATTAAAGACAGAAACGCCCTTGCTACCATTATGGGCAATATTCGTCAGGAATCAACTTTTGTTCCTAACATTTGCGAAGGTGGTAGTAGAACCAGTTGGAGTAACTGCGGACGTGGTTACGGACTGATTCAATGGACATCTGCCAGTCGTTATTATGGATTGGGTGATTTTGCTAAGAAGTATGGTGGTTCTCCATCATCACTTCACACGCAACTTCGTTATCTGACAAATGAAGTCCAATGGAAAGAGATTGAAGGCAGGATGAAGACTCCTGGCAAATCTATTGACCGTTATATGGACTATGCGTATAGTTGGATTGGTTGGGGGCATCATGGTGCTCGTACATCTTATGCCTATGATTATGCTTCTCGACTGATCACGGTAGAAGTTTAATAGAATAAAATATTGGGGGGAATTGTTTCTTTTCTCCCCCCTTGACAAATATTATAAAATAATTTAAAATTAAAAAATGCGGATATAGTGTAGTGGTAACATACCATCCTTCCAAGTTGTAGTCACGGGTTCGAATCCCGTTATCCGCTTCCCCAGAAAGATCTGGGAATTATAAATAAACCTTGTAGTTGTAATTCTTAACAAACTATATGAAATTTTTTAAACAACTGATGCTTGCACCTGTTGCTCTGGGGATTGTTACTCCTTCTGCTTTTGCTGCAGACCTTAATATGAGTGGAGTAAAACAATACTTTTCCGGTGAGCAGGTTACAAGTGTCACTCAATTCTCTGATGTGCAACCTACCGATTGGGCATATCAAGCACTTAGCAACCTCGTAGAACGTTATGGTTGCGTTGCTGGTTATCCCAACGGCACTTTCCGTGGTGGTCGTGCTATGACCCGTTATGAGGCAGCAGCACTTCTGAATGCTTGCCTTGACCGTGTAACTGAAGTTACTGATGAACTCAAGCGTCTTGCCAATGAGTTTGCTGCAGAACTCGCAGTTCTCAAAGGTCGTGTAGATGGTCTGGAAGCACAAGTTACTACACTTGAAGCACAACAGTTCTCCACTACCACCAAACTGCGTGGTGAGGCAAACTTCGTAATTGGTAATGTTGATGATTACAAAACCAAAACTGGTGATGTAACTCATGCAGCATTCAATTATGATCTGCGTCTGAACCTGGATACTTCATTCACTGGTAAGGATCTACTTCGCACTCGTCTGCGTTCTGCTAACTTCAGCAGCAATCCTTTCGGTTCCAGTTCATCCATCTTCAAACTGGATAAGGCAGATAACACCTCTGGTGAAAACGGTAACAACGTAGTTATTGACCGTCTGTATTATCAGTTCCCTGTGTTCAACGGTAGCACCACTCTTACTGCTGGTGCTCTGGTTCGTAACACTGAAATGGCATGGATTCCTACTGCTTACAAGTCAAACATCCTTGACTTCTTCCAAGTAGCAGGTGCTCCTGGTGTCTATAACAAGGCAACTGGTTCTGGTTTTGGTGTTCAGTATGGCAAGAAAGGTCTTGTTGCTGGTGTAAACTATGTGGCACAAAATGGTGCTGATAGCTCCACTGGTGAGTTTGATGAGTCTGGTGCTCTCAACACTCTGGCACAAGTCGGTTATCGTGGTGATAACTACGGTATCGCATTTGGTTATCGTTATGGTACTGAAGGCACCCGTGTTCGCACTTACAATGGTCTGAATGGTGCTTCTGGAACTCTGGTTCCTGGTCAAACCTCTAATGGTTATGCACTGAACGCATACTGGCAACCTACTGAATCTGGTTGGGTTCCTTCCATCTCGGGTGGTTATGGTTGGAATACTGTAAGTGGCACTGAAAGTGCTGCTACCAACAGTCAATCCTGGTTTGCTGGTCTTACTTGGGATGATGTGTTTGTTGATGGTAACTCCGCTGGTGTTGCTATCGGTCAAGCACCTACAGGTGAGAACCTTGAGAAGGCAACTATGCTTGAGATCTTCTACAAGTATCAAGTGTCTGACAACATCAGTGTCACTCCTGCTATCATCTATGGTAGTGACAACCAACGTCTTGCTGGTAACTCCTCTAACTGGGGTGGTGTAATTCAGACAACCTTTAAGTTCTGATAATTACTTAAAACTGGGGTGGAAACACCCCTTATGTGGGTGAGTGTAAAGGTTGCA